GCAACACCTTCCTTCCTCACACATGGAAGGCATCCGTGAGCGCTGTGCTCCCGTCCCGGCAGGTAATATCGGCGGGGAATGTGTCGGTGGGGAGTTCATTCTTCCCATCGTTAGATTGACCATCAACAGTGGCAGGTTGGGGTGGAAGCGATTCTCCCAATGGATGTGGCCTTACCAGCCAACAGAAAAGCAGTGCACCACACTTGGGGCGTTGGACAAAGAAGATCATGCTGATGCTGCGCGCGGCTGGGGTCTAACCCTAAAGTGGGCAGCTGAGGCCAAAGCACAGTTTGGCTACGTCAACACACGCACCAAGGCTGATGAGCTAGCTGTTGCAGCATGGCTCCGCAAGCAAATGAAAGGGTGTAACGTGAGGAACGTAGACATAGTGCGTGTTCTCCCCTATGCGGTCGCAGCTGTTTTCATCCCAACGGATTCGGAGATCACCGCCCATAACGTCCACAGGAACAGCAACGTGCGCAAGCGCGTGGCCATGATGAAGAACAATCAGAGGAACTAGGGGTGCCTATCAGAGGTTGTTGGGTTTGACGACTGGCTACAAGCCAGTTCGTGGTTTGCCCATCTCAGTGACAACCAATGGTGGGATCCCTAAGGTCAGAAAGGCATTAACACTGCCTTGTCTGTCACATGGTGTGCACTTTGGTGTGCATAACCAATCACTTGTGAATGTGTTGCGAGGGTTGACGGAACGTGTATTCAAGGTTGTCAAGAATGACAAGCTGGTAGATCCGCCAAAACCCTCGGCAAATGTTTTCGACCGTCTCAAGGGCTTTCGCTCTTTGTTGTTAGGCAAGTTGGGTTCATGCCGCCCCTGGACTATGGAGCAATTCATCAGTTCTTACAGGGGTGCCAAGCAGCTTGCTGTCAGAGCAGCAGCAGACAGCCTCTCCTCGAGGCCCATCTCTATAGATGATGCGAGACTCAAGACATTTGTGAAAGCTGAAAAACTCAATTTGAGCTCTAAGTCAGATCCAGCACCTAGGGTCATTCAACCACGTGACCCTAGATACAATTGTGTTGTGGGACCCTATTTGAAAGCTCATGAGCACAATGTGTATCGTGCCATAGCCGACGTTTGGGGAGGCCCGACAGTCATGAAAGGAATGAACGCTGTAGAACAAGCTGCTGCCTTACTCGATATGTGGAGTGAGATCCCTGACCCTTGTGGCATTGGTCTCGACGCGAGTAGGTTCGACCAGCATGTGTCAATCCCAGCTTTGGAATTTGAGCATAGTATATACAATGCCATGTTCGGTGACAAGGAGCTCAGGGAGGCACTTACCTGGCAGCTCAAGAACCATGGGGTGGCTTACTGCCCCGATGGTAGAGTAAAATACAGGGTTAACGGTTGCCGCATGAGTGGTGACATGAACACGTCACTAGGCAATTGCCTATTGATGTGTGCCCTTGTGTTTACACTCTGCCAGGAACTTGGAGTTAAGGCTAGGTTGGCGAACAATGGTGATGATTGCATGCTTATACTTTCCCGAAAGGATGCTGGTACAGTACGTAAGAGGGTTCAGGAATGGTTTTTGGAGTTTGGGTTCACCATGAAGGTTGAAGATACTGTGTACGAGTTTGAGCGGATTGAGTTCTGCCAGACCAGGCCGGTGTTTGCAGCAGGGCGCTATGTTATGTGCCGCAACCCTCATGTGTGTATGGACAAGGACATTTTCTGTCTTCACCCAGACTCCAATCCGTACGAGCTGTGGGCTGGAGGGGTTGGGCAAGCTGGCTTGGCTTTGGCCGCTGGCATCCCTATCCTCCAAGACTTCTACACAGCCCTGAAGGCCCTTGGTCGCGACAGCAGTCTCAAGGATGGCAGTGGCATGTCATACCTGGCAAGCAGGATGGAATCCAGCGCTCTACCAATCACCCCAGAGGCCCGTGTGTCCTTTTATAAGGCATTTGGGATTCCCCCTTGGGAACAACGCGAGGCGGAAGAAACGTTGCGTAATACCTCCGTTGATTTGACGAAAGGGCTGAAGCTGACTAGCAATCAGTTTCACGCACACAAGTTGGCATTCACAGATCAGTACGATGCCTAAAGCAAAGTCGCAGAAGAGGATGATGGAGTACGACCGCGTTGGTCAACAGTCAGGAGGGTCATCTATTGTAAGACGAAACCGGGTGCCGCGAACCATTGGCACAGCCACAGGCATTCGGGTTCAGAATCAGGAGGTTCAATACAATATTAGTGCTGGTTCAGCTGCAAACGTGATGCTTGCGTTTAATCCATACGGGTTCTCCTGGCTAGGACCTGTGTCTTGGAACTATGCGTTTTACAAGATTCACAAGCTGCAGTGGACCTTTGTTACTAGTAGCTCCACCAATGTCTCCGGACAGATCCAAGCAGGGGTCTTCTACGAGCGTGGTGAGGCCAAACGGTGGATAGCTGCTCCCAATGCAGACTCTCTGTCCCAGTGTCAACAGTACATCCGCAGCCCCATTTGGGGCGGTTTGGGTGTGCAAGGCTCAGATGGAGGGTTCACACAGAATGGGTGCACTATCCAGGTTGACACCAAGGCAGCGCACATGCGGACACGTAACTTTATTGTGTCAAGCGTTGGCCAACCCAGCGATTTGGATGCTGAGTACAATCAGGCGGTGGGAGCTTACCTTCCATTCTCGTGGAACTCATCGGCTGCCTCCGGGATAGTCGGGACCTGGTTCTGCGCTTATGATGTGGAATTCTTCCACCCCACCACCTCAACATTCAATCTGCTGGTAAACACTAATTTGGTGGCAGAAATAGTGAAATGTAAGAACAACGTCGAGTTGCCTCCTGGATCCAAATGCGCACCTGTAACGGGCAGTGCTGAGGTGGTAGAGGAGTCCCAGACGAGCGAGAACCACG